CTGTATTCTCTATGTCTAATATCAGGGTCTTCACGATGAGTATACGCCGGTATGGTAGTCAAACTCACAGTTGACTATTCTGTGTACGCCGGTAATCTTATTCTTTGTGATGTTCAGATAACGCAAACCATCGTCATCCGTTTGATCCTGAAGGGGCGGGTTACGGGCAATCAGAATCATAAGGTCTGACTCGCCTGCCAGTCCAGTCTTACTGCCTTCAATCATAGACTGTGACAGGATCACCTTGCCTTCAGCTTCAGCCGATAGCTGTGTGCAGTACACCACCAGACAGCCGTACATCTTGCCCAGGTTACGGGCATAGATTGCATTGGCCTTCAGTGTCTCATGATTGTTGGTAGCTGCACCGTCCTCTGCAAACTTACTGCCAATATCTAGCACGATTATGTCAGGTTTAATACTCTTAACAACAGACTCAACCCAGGGCATACCCTTGCCGGTAGCATCAATGAACTTGATATTGTCCTTGATAGGATCGTACAGCCTGTGTGCCTGAGTCTTGTTGGCTACAATCTGTGGCATTGTCATGCCGGTAGCTGCTGTCATGTACCGGCTAGCTACCCGCTCAGGTTTCTCTTCGTTACATAACACAATGATCTTGGCACCTTGATGTGCCCACCCATTCGGGGCAGCACAGATGCTGGCATGGAAGGAAGACTTACCCACATTAGACCTAGCACCAATCACAAACAACATGCCACTGTCCAGCCCTTGCACTGAAGTATGCAGGCTGTGGACATTGAACTGCCACTTAGTACTGTTGGAAGCTGCATGTATCAGGTGGTCAATAGAGTTATCGACATAGTTAATCCTAATGCTGGGCGTGAAATCATCCTGGTATTGCTCAAGGATATTACGCAATGGTTCCATGCTGTTCTGCTCACCATTGACATATTGAAACCCTAGGTTAGCTACCTCTTCACCTACCACCTGCCTGAACATATTGCTCAGAACTTCCGCAGCTACATCAGAACCTAGCTGCTCTGCACTTTTGATCTTGTGAAACTGTAGATCGTATGCTTGCTTCTGTGAGGTGGTTAGTGTGGGGTTGTCTGCATAGAATAAAGCTTTGACTTCCTCCAGGGATAGATCCCGTTGGTAGGTGTCCATTGCCTTATCAATAACGGCCTTGACCTTACGCATGTCTCGGCTGAAGATCTTCTCAGGGCAACGATTACCCCGAGTCTCGTCATAAAAATCTTTATCCAGCAGGGATTTAAGCAGTGCGTGTTCCATGTTTTCCTATGAGTTTAGTTAAGGTTGCGATGTCTTCTTCCTGGCGATACTTGATATCATCATAGAGGTTCATGGCGAAGGAGTCAATACCCTCAGAGAATAGCATGTTCTTGTAGGCAATCGTCTGTGTCAGTGCATCAGGGTCTAGGGCTACGATTACAAACTCATACTGCCTGAGCATAGCGACATGCTCACTCAGTAACTGTGTGCCTAGCAGGGCAAAGCCAGTGCCACCTAGTGTGGCTACAACAGCGGCAGAGATGGCATCCTCAACCACAACAGCTACTCTGCTATCACCTACAACATAGGCTGTCCTAGCCTTGCCATATCGTTTCCATTTGGGTGGTGGACTATTGACAGAAGCCCTGCCTACTGCATCCACAATCAATCCATCCTGGTAGATAGGGAACACTACCCGTTCTTCCTTGACATCAAGCCGCAGGTCTAGACTGGAAGCATTCAATTGGTACTTGTCACACAGGTCACCGATAGCTTTGGAATGATAGTTCACCACGACATATGGGGGAAAGTGAAAGGGTTCGTTTGTATCCTCAATACTTTCCTTGCGTAGTAATCGCTGGATAGTTTCTGCAGAAAGGTTCACCCGTGTACCTCCTGATACCTTGCAGCTATGTGCATAACAGTTCCAGACAAGACTACCCATATCATTGGTAGCGGTGAATGTATTGTGCCTACCACAGACAGGGCAGTTACCTCTATGTGTCTGCCCTTCCTGTAGGTCTAGCTTATCTACAAACTGTTTAGGGTTCATGGTTAGTCCCAAAGGTCACGATAATATTTACCGAACAGGTAAGTGCCATTGCGAATCCGGGCATGGTGTGCCATGTATCCTTCCATGTCAAACTTGGCAGTATGATTAGGCCCAGGCACAAGTTCAATCATCTTCTCCCCTCCCACTTCAACGGGTGTGCGGATGTAGTCAGCTTCACCTGAGTGGAACTGTGCTTCGTTATCCTCGTCTGTGATCTGCTCAAATGCCCAGATCATTTCATCCAATACATAATCCCACCGTTTGAAATGGTTAGCATCTACCTCGCCTGTCTCACTGGCAGGTTCTGTGTTCCACAGATCCATCGGTACATCATGGTTATCTACCATTGGTGCCCCGTGCGTAGTTCCCTTTAACTGTTTGAGCATAGGCAGGATAATATCACCCAGGGTTTCTGCCATGTTCCATGTATCGTGCTTGTCAATCTTTATGTACTTAATGCGTGGGTGAATAAAGTCTAGTACCTTCTGTATAGCTACAGAGATAGGTTCAAGACGGGCTACCAACTTCTCGACACGTGGGTCATCCCAGTCATCAGTTCTATATATTTTAGCTGCAAGGGGGTATGGGGAGAACCAGTGTTCACGATAGTTACTTAGGTAAACTTTCATCTTCGATTTCCTTCATTCGTTTAATCCGTTGTTCGTTAGTCATGGTAGACCACCGGCTTAGATCTTCCTTAGTTCTCCTGCAAGTCAGACAGATACCCAGGTGTGATGCGTAATTACACACCTGCTTGCAAGGGGTTACCGGTGCATCATTCATATTAAAGACTTCATTACTACGGGGCATAGCGTATTCAAGACTTCTTTAATTTGTTCTGCTACTTCCCTGTGTTCCTTCTGTGTCTCAGGGCCACAGCGTAGCTGGACATAGTGTATCCAAGATCTGAGTGTACCGTTCATGTACATGGTGGACATGGTCAGACCCTCGGGAAGTAGCTTACGGGCTACCTCTTTTGCAATGCCTAGTTGCAGTGCATGGGTGTAGCTAGACTTAGCTGCCCTGATAAGACTCTGCTGTTCTTCCTGCCACCATCTAGCCAGTTCCTTGTCATCAGTCTCAAGGGAGTTCTGTCTGTTCTTTGTATCCTGTAGCCTAGCCTCAGACAGATCCCAATCTGTAGCCTCGGCATACCGTTGGCTAAACTCTTGGAAGCTGAATGATCTGTGCCTAAGAATCTGTCTGGCAATATCCCTAGTGGTTTTAATCTCCATGCAAAGGTTGACCATCTCAAAGGGTGACCAGTGCTGGTGCTTGATTAAGTATCGAATCAATCGGTCAGAGTTCTCAGGATTTTCCTGGCCCTTGGGGTTAGATACCCGTGCCATGTGAGCGATTAGATCCTCGGCACAGGGCGTAGCCCATATAAGTTTTACATTACTCATTGTGATTCCTTAAGTTCAAAGGGGCATTGTACTTTACTGTTAGACCAGTACATACACACTGTCTCAATGTCATAACGATAGGGATAATGCTTAAGTAAAGAGGCAGCTACATCTCTAATGTGTGATGGGATACCTTTAGTTACCTTAGGATTGCACAGATCTACTAAGAATTGTGCAGTGCGTATCACAGCCATTGCTCTTTCATCAGGTAGGGTCATGGTTCTTCTCCTTTAATTTTGCTTCAATGGCTCTGCACACAGAAACATGACGGCTCCACCATTGAGCAAACTCTTTGGTCAATTCAGACTCAATCTCGTAGTCTGTCAGCCCAACCCATTCACGTTTTGGCTGCGCTAGTGCTTGGCGTAGTTCGTCGATCTCCTCCTGCATCCTGTCCATTAGTATCTGGTGGGTGACAATGCCTTCATTGTCTAAGTGTTCTTCGCATCGCTGTTGCCATGTCTTAATCATTTCTCACCCCACACGCCAACCTCACCCACCTTGGCTAGATCAACAGGTTGCGCTAGTGCTTGGCGTAGTGCTTCCATAGCGTCATCAATCTCTGCTGGCAAACAGACAGCGATCTCGCCAACGCTAAGTTTGTTTATTTTTTCCAAAGCCTCCAACGCCATCTCTGCTGCTTTGCGTAGTTCGCTCATTTCTCACCCCACACACCAACCTTGGATAGATCGACAGGTTGCGCTAGTACAAACTTAGTAAAGTCAGGTGGTTGCCATCCTTCTGGCTTTAGCACCTTGCCATCGTCTCGTTTCAGTACCTTACCTGTCACGCTATCAATCTTTGATAGGTTACTCAGGGCACCTTCTTCCCAGATCTTCTCACAGTCCCAGCCCTTGGACAGCATGTAACCTACAATTACCCAGATCATATCGAAGCAGGCATCAATAGTTTCTACCTCATCTTTAACAATCCTGGCTGATATAAACTCACTGTATTCCTCGTTGATCAGACGATGGTATAAGGTTGCCTGCTCATCATTGTTCTTATCTACAGATTGCCCTACTGCTTCCATAAACTTTTTTACATCTGCAAATATCTTTTCGTTCACTTCATTTCTCCTATGTCGATAGATACTTTACCCTCGGTGCGCCCTGGCGGTAGGCTATCATGGATTTTGGGAACTGGCAAGCTTGTATTCATAACGATTTCTTAAGGCTGAACTAGCGGAAGCTAAGGTATTCTTAAGATATGGTTTAACAGACTGCGGGTTAGCGTGACCTGTGACTGCCATGATCTGAGGCAAGGGCACACCGGCATCTACCATCTCGACAGTGCCTGTCCTACGCATGTCCATGATCTGGTATTCCTTAGGTAACCCAGCCGCATCCATGATCTGCCTAGCTACATACCGTAGATCCATCCTGGTATAGGGCTTATCATTTATGATAATGTTCATGTATACCCTAGGGCAGACATACTTCTGGTGTCCTAGTTCTTTGTACTGCTGTATTAAAATTTCATGCAATTCATCTGTAGCAGGCAGCTCTACCCTAGCCCTTCTCTTAGACTGCTCTAGTCGGCATACCTTCTGATCGAAGTCGTACTTATCCCAGGTCAGGTTAGCCATATCTCCCAGCCTCTGGCACCATTCGTATGCCATCTGCACAATCAACCCTACAGAGCGCCATTGGAACCTGCTGTAAGCTGTCTCAAGGAACAGGGTGACCTCTTCCTTAGTCCAGACATTCTTGCGGGATCTGTGTGGCCTTTTAGTAAGACTCCTGAAGGGGTTAGACTCTACATACCCCAGGCTAATAGCATAGTTCCATAGCTTACTAGCCACTGCTTGGCAATGGTTTGCCCAGGGCACACCCTTCTCTGCCCATTTATTGTAGGCAAACTGTGCATTGGGTGGTCTGATAGTTTGCAAGACTGCACTAGAGAACTTAACCCTGCCATGTTCAATGGCAAGTAAGTCTCTAATGCAATACTTGTAGTCTCGTTGGGTGGTGGGGGTGAGGCTCTTGAAATCTAGACTGTCGTAGTACTCTGTTACCAGACTCTCCAGCCTCATGCCCTTAGTCCTAGGCATAGCTACCCCCTTTGGTTACTTGCGTTTAGATTGCAGTTGAATAGCGGCGAAACGATAGTAGTTGTGCAGTTCTTTGTGTGTGTGGTGCAGTTGCTCCAAGTGTGCAATGCAAGTATCTATTGCAAAATTGTAGCCAATATTATACATCTTGTCTGCCAGTTCATCTAGCACCTTGTCTGTGGTAGCCACAAGATTGACACCCTCTGGCAGATCAACATCATAGGGTACACCGGATACCTTAACCATACACCCTCCTATTGTTTGTTAGACCACAGTGCGGCACAGGCAATCTCCAGATCTGCACCTGGGGGATTGGTGTGCAGTGCATCCTTGATGCCCCGATTGTAGGCAGTGATAATATCCTTGGGCATCTCTACTGCTGATGGACTAGTGCCACCACCAAAGATCTTATCCAAAGACAGTCCAATCAAGACGGTACAAAAGATACCGAAGATCATACCAATCCAGAACTGTTCATTGCGTGAGACATCCCGTGTGATAGACATCATTGTGCCTCCCCTTTCATGCGTTGGTACTCAGTCTTCATGGCACTGAGTACATCCTGGTTTTGTTTCCTATAAGACTTGTGGTTCTCCAAATAGACCTTGGTAGCATTGGCATATGCCACCAGGAATTTACCCATATCTATAACCACAGAGCCATCTACCTGCTGATCTATGGTCAGGGTCTTCTCGTCATCCATAAGACTGTCCATGATGTTATTGGCATCATCCATTGTCATCCTCATTCTGTATCTCCTTAAGTTTATGCTTAGGTTTCTGCTTACCTGCCTTGTGCTTACCAGCCCCAGACCTGAGTGCATACTTAGCCACCCAGTTCCGGGTCTTGTAGTCTGGTTTAAGCTGCAAGAAGCAGGGCATTCGGGGTATACCGTGCCCGGAATTCCTCGCCATGAATCACCCCTTCAATGTCCTGCTCAATGCGGATGCGTTTGCGTTCTACCTCAGTGCCATCACGCTGGGCTTCCACATGGGTAGACAGGTGTGTCAGAGTATTGTAGACACGATAAGCATTCTGACCCAGGTCACGGTACCCATCATAGATACCTATGACACGCTCAAGAAACTTGTTATTGATCTTGATGCCTGTCTTGGTACGATAGGTAGCGACATTGTTGCGGAAGAAATCGATGTCCTGCTCACGGTCTGTCGTGATCTGGCGCATCTGTTGCATGAGGGTAGCCTCATTCTCCAGACGGGCAGGGAACTCAGATGCTACCTTGCCCAGCACCTCGGCATCAGCATTGAGGGTGTGCTTCTCAGCTACACCTACTCGTTCACGCATCGAGATCATACCGTTCAGGCAGGCCAGACGGTAGACCATAGCCTGAATCTGCCGTTTGATGGACTGATCGTGACTGTCACGCACCAGCATACGCAACTGTGCGGCTTCGCCTAGCTTCTTTTCGAAGTCATACTTCTTGAGGATAATCTCGGCAGACATAGCCGCACCGCCACCCAGTGCATGAAACTTTACCTGTGCATTTTGGGTATCGATGTTGGCCTTGACCAGACCCTCACGCAGTGCATCCCAAAGGGTAGCAAAGTTGGCGGTACGGTGGACAGACTTGCCAGAGCCAATGACTTGGTCATTGTACGGGTTGACTACCCAGAAGGCATTGTCAATCACAGAACCATTGCGTGTCTGTGGCTCATGCACCGGGGTGAAGTTCAGTTCCTGGGGCAGGGCAGGCAGGACGGAGTCGAGGTTGTCGATGATGTCGGTTGTATACATGGTAAATCTCCTTTAAGGATTGATGGTTTGTACTACGGGTTGACGGGCTAACGGGTTATACACTTCGTATTTTACCTGCACTTTGTATTTGTGTGCAAGAAACTTGAAGAACGCAGTGGGTGCAGTCTTGTGTGTCTCCATAGATAGCATGAGATCATCGGACACAGGGCAGTCTGCATACCACCATACATATACAGTCTCAGTCGGGCATCCGGGCTTGACTTCCCAGCCCAGTGCATTGAAGGGTGTCTTGGTTTGGAATGCCTCCTTTACTTGTGGACAGCCATGCTTGAATCGGATGTTGCAATGTACCCAATCGACACCCTCATCTGTGACTACGCATGGCGCACCATACTTGTTGAGGGGTCTACCCTTGGGGTTGTCAATCAGTACCTTGGTCTGGGTGAAGGGTTTGAATGCCACTAGATTCCTCCTGTGTAGACACCGAAAGCCGCACCGAACAGTGAGACTAACCATATTATAGCTACAAATCCCAGGACTGCAACCAGTGTACCTAAGAAAACAACTAGGCTATGCGTATACATTTAATTCCTCCTTGAACCATAGGCCAAAGGCCCAGACTGATTTATCAGACTTCAGACCTACATAGTCTGCGGCAATAGCTTCTTGTTCTGAGTCTGCCAATACGAAAGACTTGTACTTGTACGGGTTGTAGGTAACACGATCACCACAGGCCAGGGCAGGGGCAAGCATGTCATCATACATGTAGCCAACCACACCGGCATGTACATTCTTGGCCTTCTCACGCAAGACCCTTTGCCTACCGGCCTCGCTGACCTTGAACTTGCAATCCCACAGGGCAATCTCTTTGGCATGGTAGATAACCCGCCCTTTGAGGGTACCCTCCAGTGCCTTAACAGACCAACAGTCACGATGCAGATTACGGTAGGCAAAGACTTTAAGCATAATGCTCCCCTCCCTTGAGGTAATGTGTACGAGTACCGGCATAGGTATGTTGAATCGTACCTACAACTGTACTGTGTGGGTGTCCGACTAGGTCACACACCTGGATGAAGTGATATGCTTCGTTCTCATTCGGGAAATCCTTAGACCATGCGTGTCCGTTTGAGAACTTCCATACCACTGTGATCTCAGCGTTTCGTTGCATAGAAAACCCCATGTAAGAGTGAGACAACCAGACCGGCATAGATAGCCAGGATTTGTAGCTGGTTGAAATAATGGGCATGGATGTACACAAAGATACATCCGAGTGCAGCCATCAGGAACACAATCATTGCGGTAATCTTCATAAAGATATTCATTGCATTACTCCTCTGTGAAATGTTGTGGGTACACTATGTTATACAGTGCATTGAATGTGCCCTGGTCTACCTTAATCCAGAGTTCATTTTCGTACACTTGCATGACATCTGCACCCTGGATTAAGTCTACTGCCAGTGCAATTGTTTCCTTGTCTGTGTCGTTCATTACGCACCTCTAATAGTGTATTCATAAAGATAATGACTCGTTGACCCTGGAGCATCGGCTAGTCGTGCAGTGCCTTCGCCATTAGAAGTTACATGCTGGGGGTTCTTGTATATCTCAGTGCCAACATCACGCAAGGCATCCGCTACAACAAAATTCCATTGGCCTGAATCACTATCGACAATAATCTTTACATCGACTTCGATCTTCATAATTTATACCTCCCTTGCCAGTACGGTTGTGATTGCATACCCCAGTGCCTTAACCTCTGCCAGCACCTCAGGTGTGAGTGTTTTCTTGCCTGAAATCTTAGCGAATGCTATAGCCTTGGGGCAGACCGGGTATATAAGTAGATTCCCGTAGACTTCCCTGGTGCATACCTTGATTTCGTACTCCCCGGATGTAACCTCAGGTGTACTCGGGGCAATGCCGAACACCTTGTCCCCGAACTTGTTGTACCTGTACATATTCCCAGGTGTGCCATAGAACTTGCTCATGCTACCTCCTCCTCATGGTAATCCCACCGACCATAAAACTCACACAGAATTGTGTGCAATACTGCTTCAGGCTCGGTATCTGACGCACCATACTTAGCGTTATAGCCCAGAAGCTTATAGCACCTACGGATCTTGTCTTCTTTAGGTGTCTCAGGGCAATTGAGAATCTGCTCTATGCCCTTGCACAGACCGTCAGCTACCAGTTCCCTGTGGGCATACTTCCCACTGCCATCATCGAGATACAACTGCCAGTCATCCGCAGTCAGGGATAGCTTGATCGTGGGATTACGCTTTACATATACGCCTTTCATAGTGCCTCCTGTGCCTGTTGGCGTTGCAACATCCGTTTGTACTGCTCGGGGGTGTAGCGAGAGATAATCGTTATACCTGGGGGTGTGTCCCGCATGAACTCAAAGAACCTGTCGAAGGATGCGTAGTCCAGGGCATCCTGCTTAGACTTGAAGGTATGCTTGCATCCTTGAATCATGTATATGTACCTAGCCATATATAGCCTCCAGTTTTAGTGACGAAGGTTCGTCAGTTAATCAAGCCGGGAATCGGCATACGCATCGATCCCTGCATCCCGTAATACCTGAGCATATGCATTTGCATAGGCAGTCTTGCGATCTACACTCTGCCCAAACTCGCCTACCCAGACACACAGACCGGAAGGGTAGTGGGGTCTGGCAATGCCCTGTGCCTTAGCCCATTTGCCGAAGGCAGTGTTGCCCTTGAATGCTACCCAGGCAAAGCCGCAAGCCCCGTCATCGACATACCAAGACTTGCCGACAGGGTTACCCAAAAGGTCAGACTCGGACACAATCATGGGGGTAGGGCGTACCTCATAGCCTGCCTTCATACCTGCCTCATGTGCCTTATTGCACAGACGAATGAAATCGTTTGTCTTGCGAATCTGTACGGTGATTTTCTTCATGGCATTACCTTTCAAGGTTACTGACGAACATTCGTCACTAGGTTTCACACTTCAGGGATGTATTTACTCCCCTTTCACCTTCGGTTCAAGGGGTAAATACTATCCCTACTGTGTATACATATTGATCTTTTAGGCAATTAAAGTGCCAGTAAAACTGGCACATAATTGCTATATTTAATGCACACTCACAACGAAGCCGGTCTTGTCTTGTATTGCCTGACCCTTAGCCCGAAGACCAACAATCACATTGGCAGGGTCATCGAATCGGGCATCGTGTTCGTCACCGTCAATGACAGTCTTGCCTTGCCATACTTTCGGCAATGCCTGACCTTTCTTTACATGGAATACCACAGCCATGTTAGCCCCGGCATCCTGTGCCCTAGCTACCTGCTTGGCATAGGTGGACACACCAGAGTACGAAAAGGTCAGGCGATAATTGGCAGGAGTCTTGCCAATGCGGTCAGCCCGTTTCGTATAGTCGTAAAACTCAATTTCAGGGAACATTTGGGGGATACCATATTGCTCCCAGGCAATGTCTGATAAGACATTCAGGCGAACCCTGGCTTTCTTGCCAAGCTTGTTAGCCTTGCGTACCAGTGCCTTAAGATCTTTTATCAGGGTGTCAATGAACCCGTTCGAATCCCGGTGGAACCAGTCAGTCTTGGCCTGTCTAGCCAGTGCAATGGCAGGGAAAATAGCGGCTCTGCCAGATGTTTTCAGGCATCCTTCCATGCACTGTGCAGCCTTGCTACCAGGGCATATGATCGGGTCAGGCATCATGGATAGCCCAGCGTACAGGTAATCCTGGCCTACTACTTTGTTGGTCTTGGCAAGTTTGCTATTCGCATCGATGGAAAGTAATTTCATGGGTACATCCTCCTGTGATTAATCAAAGAACGCTATAGACGGCTACACGCTTTTTAAGGTAATCCGCACAGTGCGGGATACAATCGGCAGGTCTACCCCAGTGTTTCCAATCGTACTCCCAGCCAGGGCGACTGGCACACTTTTGTAAGAATCGTTCGGCCCTAGCCAAATCCCGGAAGACTGCGGCATGGGCCACATTTTCCCAGAAGCTATCGCTACAGGCACGATACCAGCCCTGTACCTGATAGCCTTCCATGCCCTTGATTCGCACTTCAGCGACAAAAAGATTTCGTATCATCACACACTCCTATGAAGGGGAAAATTTACTGCCGAAGGTTCGTCAGTTAGACCAGACCGGTGAAATGTCGAATTGATGCCCTACGACTTCGACTTGGTAGTACATTCCCCGCCCAGTGTTACTGTTATTGGAAAAGTAAGCCTCGCCAAGGGGTATGTAAATCACCTTTTCATACTTCGTCTCAAACTCATTGACGAAGTCCAGAAGGGCAAATTCTTCTGACTCGGAGAGTCCTGAGGTGTCCTTGTTGACCAGGGCAGGCAATGCCCAAGCAGGGATTTTGTATACGCCGATTGTTTTAACCATGTCACACACTCCTATGAAAGTTTACTGCCGAAGGTTCGTCACTAAAAAACTGGCCCTCTCCTATATAAAGGGGAAAGAATCGTGCCAACTCTGTGGTGCAGTGCAGCAAGTCATTGAAAACAAACGAAATAAATTTTCCTAGGGATAACCCTAATGGAAATTTGTACAGTGGTCAGTCCTTCTGTGCCAGGGCATACTGCACTACATACAGCGCCTGAATCGTGAGGACAAGCATAGCGACATAATTGGGCAAGCCTGACAGTAATACCAGTGCCAGCAATCCTGCCAGGGCAACCTGTTGCACAGCGAATATGAGCATAAGCATCGGTACATCCTCCTGTGATGTGTAGGTACATGTAAGGACACCCTCAGGGATGCCCTTAAATGTGCCCCAGGGAGGTTTTCACCTCCCCTAAGTAGGGTACTACTTGGCGATCTTCAAAAGAGCGTTAATGACCTTTTTAAGGTCAAGCCCGGATTGCTCGGCGATTTGAGCCATGCTCAAAGCGAAGTCATCCTCGCTATCCACTGATACTTCAGTGGGTTGTGACGAATCTTCGTCAGTACCCTGAGTCTTCGACTCACTGGCAGTTTCTTTCTTTTCAGAAGACTGCACACCAGCCGAAGGCTTCGCATCAGTCTTCGACTCTACTGCCGAAGGTTCGTCACTACCCTGAGTCTTTGACTCAGCGGCTGGCTTCGTACCCTTTATCTTCTGACGAAGATAAGCGGCAGACCCTGAGGAGATATCCATCTCCTTCATGTATGACTGGACATTTGTCCAGTTTTCTGCAAGCCACATGGCATCGAATCGATCTTGCCTAGACATTATTGCAAGGGGTGTCTTCGACACCAGAATGCCATAATTTTTGTCTGAAGCACCGGATATAGAGCGAAGCTCTATAAGGACAAGACCAATTTCCTTCAGCTTTTCAAGCTGATTTTTGCGTTGTTTGACCAGTGATTTGTAGACCGAAGCCTGATGTTCTAGGGCTTCACCGAGTGTGTGACCTTCTTTTCCAAACGGCCTATCGAAGATAGGGTTCGGTTGATTCAGGGCAGGGAGTTTCACTCCCTCGGCTACAGTTTGAACCGAAGGTTTTTGGCTAACAGACTTCGTCTGAAACTTGGCGGCATCTTCGATGATTGCGAGGTTCGATTTCATTTCAAATTTCCTTTCATTGGGTTTCATAAACAAGGGGACTATAAATTATTCCCCTTTCACCAAAGGTTCAAGGGGTAATTTATTAGTCCCCATGAAACCCATGAAAGGGTTGCCGGGTCGATTTTGGCCCACTGCAAGGACTATGCCAAACTTCCGTACACAGTCCGAAGGACTCACGCTAAGTTTCGTATGTGACGGAAAGGGAACCGGGTCGATTGTCGGGAGGAATCGGTGGAAGCATCTTCTATGCCAATACCTTGGCATAAGTTTAAGCTGACCCCATCATCAATACTTTGATGATG